GTCCGCCATTCCTTCTCGGCGTCGTTCTTCGGGGCGCAGAAGCCGTCGATGCTGGGCTCCAGCGCGCCGTCTACAGCCTGCACAAGGCGGGGCTGATCCGCTTCACTCAGCAGGGCCTGCACGGCGTCTACAAGGGACCGGCCCAGCTGACCGACGACGGCAAGGCCGCCCTCGCCGCGCTCCAGGCGGCCGACGCCGTGACCGCGAAGGCGGCTGCCGGGCGTGTCCGCGAGTTCCTCGACCTCTACGCGCGGGTCCCCGGCGTCGACCTCGCCCGCGCCGCGATCATCCAGAAGGTCGACGGCCAGTACTTCGAGCTGAGCACCGCTGACCTGGTCGCCCTGGTTGACGCTGTGGACAAGGAGAAGTGACCGTGAACAGCGCGGAGCTGGCAGCCAAGTACGCCCGGGAACGCCTCGAACTTGCACAGCGTCACGCCGACGCGATCGCCGAGCTCGACGACGATGACGACATCGACCAGGTACGCGTCGACACCGGCATCAGTGCGGAGCAGGGGGAGGCGGTCGCGCGGGTTCACGCGTTCCTGCGGCGACACCAGGCGCGCAACATCGCCGAGAAGGAGATCATCTTTCGGATTGACGACGCCCGGCTGTTGCACTCTGACCTGAAGATGCTGCTGAAGGTCGCGTACGACGCGCAGCAACCGAAGGTGATCGTCGATCGGCCGCTGCGCCAGTGCCTGCACACCGCCGACTGTGACGCGGGCTGCCGCCCCTACCGGTAAAGGATCGATCATGGGTTACACGCGCGTGCATAGCGAAGATCAGGTCACCGAAGAGGTTCTGAAGATCGCGCGGGACATCTACGACGGCTGGTTCGACGGCGTCGGCCCGATCGACTGGGAGAACTTCCTGGACCGTCTGGACGGTGCTGAGCTGCCCAACGGCAGCAAGATCGACCTGTCAGAGCAGATGACCGCACCGGCCATCAAGAAGATCAAGCGCGAGATCCGCGCGTACTACAACAGCTGACTTGAGACACAGCGAAGCCCCTGCCGCGCAGTGAACGGCAGGGGCTTCGCTGTGTCTCAAAGCGATCTGGCGTGATCGCGGTCATGGTAGCAGCGGCAGAACCGCGTCAGCGACCTGCGGCACCGCGAGCACGCTCAGCGCGGCCGTCACGAGCACCAGCACCGGCATGACCAGCCAGCGTTCCACGTTGCCGCCCGCCTTGAACCGCATGATCTTCGGCGGGCCGACCAGATGCCAGCGCTCTCCGCCGATGGGGATCGGCCACAGGATCGGGCAGCCCATTTCCGTGATCGCGTCCCCCACGCAGTGCGTGAGGCATCCCAGGGCGACCATGGCGCCCAGCCAGGCCCCGACGTCGCTGGCCGGTACCGCGTCCGCGAGCAGCCAGGTGAGCGCGGCGGCCAGGCACCAGATGCCGAGCATGCCTTTGACCTTGCGCCACCACACCTTGAACCCCAGTGGCAGGCGCGGCCAGCGTCTGCGGCGCGTGTAGCTGGGCTGCCCGAGTTTGCGGTGCAGGCTTGGGATGAGGCCCCGTAGCGCGAGCACGAGTAGGACGAACAGCAGCACCGGCACGGTGGCGGGCAGCGTGTGCGCCAGCAGTGCTACGGCACCGCCGAGCGCGGCCGCGAACGCAGCGGTGTGGGTCAGTCCCCGGTGCCCGCCGTCTCTGTCCTCGTCTACGGCCGTCTTGGTGGCGCCGTAGACGGCTGAGCTGGCGTTGCTGGTGACGCGGGCCAGGGCGACCGAGGCAGGCCCGAAGGCTTTCGCCACGGTGGCACTGGGGTGGTCGAGGTCGGGCAGCAGCGCGGCGCCCGCGCACAGCGCCGCGCCGGTCAGGGTGGCGGCCGGTCCGATGTCGAGCAGGCCGAGGTCGCGCGCGAGTGTGGCGGCGTAGAGGCCGACCGCTGCGCCGCTGACGGCGTGGCCCGGACCCATCATGTTGATCATCCCCTCGTATTGACTAGCCGTTGACTTGGCGGCTAGGATCGCTTCCAGATGGTACCGCGAAAGGGGACGGAAATGTACTTGTGGCTGCTCGAACGCGACGACTCGAACCGCTACGACGAAACGCACGGTGTCGTGATCGCTGCTGATACCGAGCTGGAGGCGCGAGAACTGGCAGGAAACGTGGGTGGTGCCCAGCCCGCTTCAATCTGGTTCGCGCCGACGACCACGGTTCGCGCGGTTGGTGTGGCCCTGCCGGACGTGGAGAAGGGCACCATTCTTCGCGATTACAACGCTGGCTGACGAAACACTTCAACCCGCCCGCAGGTGACCACTCCACTGCGGGCGGGTTGATCCCATTCAGAAAGGAAGATCAACATGGCTAACCAGGGAGACCCCAGCACGGGGTTCGCGATTTTCGGACTCTTCCTGTTCGGCATCGGCGGCGGAATGTTCGAGGCGATCCTGTTCTACAAGTTCGGCTGGCAGGTCGCCGCCCTCCCCCTGGCCGCGTTCCTCTGCGTGGTCGGCTACCAGATCGCCTGGCCTCCCGCTGACGGGAACGCGGGAACGAGCGGGAACGGCGCGGGAGTCCCGTTTGTGGTGCGCATCGATCCCGACGACCCGGACGCGGGACTCCCGCGCCGCAAAGCGTGAACGGTGGCGGGAGTGCGCTCCCGCTGCGGCGGGAGTCGACTCCCGCGCCAGCGGGAACGGTGGCGGGAGTGCGGGAATGACCTGGTCGAGGCGTTCCCGCGCGGAGCGGGAGCGGGAGCTGGGGGCAGCGGGAACGACTGGCGGGAATCCGGGATTTGACAGCCGTGGTTCTCACGGCTAGGCTTCGGCCATTCCAACGACAACGGGAGTGACCATGACCGCCACGCCGAACCTCTTCTCCCTCTCCTTCGACACCAAGGCCGACGCCGGTGAGGGTGGCCTCAACTTCCTGCGCCCCACCGCCTACACCGCCGAGCAGCTCCTGGTCGAGATCCTGGACCTGGTCAAGAACCCCGCCAACATGCACGTCGAGGGCATCGAGGTCATGCGCATCGGCGGAGTTGTCGGCGAGGTGGCCGCGCCGCAGCTCGCGCCGGTGTCGCTGGCCAGCAGCAACGCCTCGGTCGGCTGGTCGTTCGAGAGCTACTTCACCTACAGCGACGTGCCGCAGTGCACGGTCATCGACAACGGCCACGAGGCGGCCGCCGCGAAGCTGGTCGAGCTGCTCGGCGACCCGAAGATGGAGTCGTTCAAGCTCTACTGGTAGGCCGCCGCGACACCCCTGCTGGGCCTTCCAGCAGGGGTTTTGCCTTCTGAACTGGGGGTTTGACAGCCGCCGTTCTCACGGCTAGTCTATTGCCTATGACGACGATCAAGGCAGTCCGCCTCTCTGCTCCGATGGCCGACGCGTTGCAGCGGATCAAGGGCAACGGCCACACCGCACGGATCAGCTCGCGCACCGTCGACGCGCTGAGGCGTCACGGCCTGATCGTCGACAACGACCGGTGCGGCGCTGACCTCACCGACCTCGGCCGCATCTCGCTCGCCAACGCCTGACCTGGAAAGGAAAAGATCATGGAACTGAAGCAGCGTTTCGAGAAGCAGACCCGCGAGTACGACCTGGTCTTCGAGCCGGGCGAGCTGGAGGACCAGTCCTCCGCCTACGGCGGTGTCTCGTTCCAGCCGACTGACGGCAAGGTGGTGCTGTTCTGCCGCAACGACCGTCCGTGGGAACTCAGCGTGGTTGAACTGGAGGGTTGGCGCCGCAAGAAGGACGGCTCGCTCGGCACAGCTCGGGCTGCTACGCGAGCGGTCTCCCTAGGCTACGTGCCGGAATCGCTGCGCCAGACCGTGGCTGACCTGCTGGAACAGCTGAACAGCGCCGGGGTTTGACAGCCGCCGTTCTCACGGCTAGGCTCTAGCCGTACCGCTTGACACCGACTGAAGGAGCAGGACATGGCACAGCGTTTCGGCGAGAAGATCAGCGACCAGGACGCCTACGACACCGCCCGCAACGCCGCGAAGGACATGAGCACCGAAGGCCTCCAGCGACTGGTGAGCCAGGACAGCGGCTCGAACCAGGCGAAGGCACTCGCCGACGAACTCGCGTCCCGACAGGCCTGACCACACAGTGCGCGGCGACGAGGACGACTTCGAGATCGTGTGGATCGAGACCGACGGCACTGGTGGCGCACCCCGCTGACGACGCCGGACAGACAGTGAAGCCCCCGCCGGATTCCGGCGGGGGCTTCACTGTCTGTCGAACTGGACGATCGACCGTCCACTCAGAGTCCGGGCGAGGGGGCTGGGGGAGTATCTACAGGTGGAGCCCCGTTTCCACTGTCCACTGGACGATCCACAGGAAGATCAACTGGACGGTCGCAGATCGCACTGGACGATTACTGAGAGTAGGTAGGGACCTGCTGGGCCTCGGTCGGAACGATCGCCCACGTGCCGTGCTTCGTCCGCTTGATCACGCCGTCATCGGCCAGCCTGTTCGCGATCGGATAGAACCACGACGACGACCGGCCCGCCAGCCGCTGCAACTCCTTCGGCGCGATACCCGTCTCGCCAGCCTCCCGCAGGGCCCGCAGCATCACCTCCGTCGCGTCCGCCTCCGAGCCGCGCGGAACGGGAACCGTCACCGCCACCTCTCGTTCCCGGTCCAGCTGATCCCGCTCCTGCTGCGTCATCCGCTCCCGCCTGGCCTCGATCATGTCCGCGAGACCCACATCTGGATCTGAGTCCGCCTCGCTGTTCGCCGCGCCCTCGCTCCCGCTCACGTTCCGCTCCTTCATGTCGGCGCTCCCGTCATTCCCGCTGTCATTCCCGCTCACTCCCGCAGCCGCGTTCGCGGCCGCGACCTCCGGTGACACCCAGCGCTCCCGCTCGGCGAACGCCGGGAACAGCTGCACGATCGCCGCCTCCGACCCCTCGTCCAGCTCCGCCGTCAACCCGCGTCGCGCCTGCACGACGGCCCGCTCGGTCTCATCGGAAATCCAGTACACACGCAGCGGCTCGGTGAACGTCTCGCTGCCGTCGCGCATGTAGCACGTGCCCGGCCGGTCCGCTGGAATCAAATCCGCGCGTACCGTGTCCTGGAGGACGTACCCCTCCCCCGTGTCATCTTCCATGCGGAAACAAAACCTGTGACGAATCTGCTGCCGCACCTGAGAGGAACCGATCGCTTCCAGCGTCGGATACTGGGTCGCAAGAAGGAATCGGACGCCCAATGCGCGCCCCTTGTTCGCGATGGAAGAGAAAGCCGCCACTACCCGGGCGGGCGTCCCCTCGCCGAGAAGTTCTTTCGCCTCGTCGACAGTGATGTCGATGATCGGCCCGTCGATCTTCGGATTCCAGATTTTCCGCCCAGCTTTTTCCAGGTGCGCGCCGCGCATGTCGAGCAGGCCGCCCTCGGCCGCGATCGCGCACAGCAGTTCGTGCGCCCAGGTCTTCGACGTCGTATAGGCGCCCAGGGCCTCCTTCAGCGGGCCGAGCTCAACGCCGCCCTTGAAGTCCATGCCGATGGTGAAGACGTCGTCAGTGCAGATGTTGGTCACCGCAGACAGCCGGACCAGGCTCGATTTTCCGGCGTCGCTGGTACCGCCAAGCAGCATGTGCCGGACGCCACGGGTGGGCTCGAATCGGTGGATACGGGCGATCCGCTCGGATTCGAACGGCCCGACCGCCAAGGGGTCGGACGCGCTGCCCACATGGTCGGGGATCTGCCATTCCTGCGGCAGGGCATGCGGATCGCGCTCGACGATCCGCCACTCCACCGAGTTGGTGGAACGCCCCTCCTTGGTCATGCGCAGGCTGCCCGCCTGCGCCCCCAGTGCGCCTTCGATGCGGCTTTTCGCGCTGATGATCTCGTCGACCTCGTACAGCCCGGAAGCCCAGGTGAGCCTGCCCTTAGGGCCGGTGACGGTGCCGACGACGTTCGACATGTTCAGCCCGATCTTGCCGATACGCCTGGCAAGCTTCGGCCAGTCGCGCAGGTTCTCCTCCATGCGTACCTGCCTGCGCCGCACGTCCGAGGTCCACCACGGGATGCCGCCGACCACGGTGCCGGACAGCAGCGCGATGCCCGCCCACTTGAAGCTGATCGGGTCGGGAACGAGCTCGTGCGCGGTCATCACCCAGGACGCGGACGCGGTGAGGGTGCCGTAGGCGTAGAACCGGCGCCACCTGTCGCGCATCCGCGTGGCCATCCAGGTGGCGCCGGTGACACTGAGTGCGGCCGTGGCGGTCCAGGCCTGCCCGGCACTGAGGTCGAGCGCGCCATAGAGTGCGGCGGTGCCTGCGACGGCGCCCCCCATATAGAAGGGGCCGAGTCCGAAGCGGTGCCGGTGCAGCACCTCCCACAGGTTGATGTCGTCGCGTGAATTCATCGTGATCGTCTCCTCAGCTGGCCAGGGTCTCATCGGACGGCCTCATGCCGCCCTTGCGCTTCTTGGCGGCCGCGATGTCGTCGGCGTAGTACTCGTCGATGGCCGCGATGACCGCACTGAACGACTTGCCCGCCTCCTCCAGCTGGTCGCACGCGGCGATCAGTCGCTGCACGGTGATCGGGTTGAAGCCCTTGTTGCGGATCAGGTGCGCGCGGTATTCCACGATGGCCTCGCGTGCGAAGCCGCCCAGCGTCTGCTCCAGGCCGACCATGTCGTCGCGGATCTCTGACAGCCTGTGTGGCCGGGACCCCGCCATCACTGCCCAGGCGGCTTTCATCGCCTGCGCGATCTTGCTTTCCATTGGGTTTGCGCTCCTTGTGCTCGAAGTGGTGGTGCGCGTCGGCTGCTGACCGTCTGGTCGTCGCGGCCGGGACCAGACTTTGCCGGTGCCGTCAGTGCCGGTGACGCTCTGCGGCGCGGGCGCGGCTCCTGGTTTCGGCTCAAGACTGTGGATCGACTCGAAATGCTTGTTGAGCCCGTAGGCCGACTTGTACTTCCTGCGGCAGGCGAAACAGTGGTATTGGGCGCGCCCCAGCCGCCTGCGCCTGTTCGGTACCTCGTCGACCTCTGGCAGGTCGTCAGCGGTGAAGTTCCGCTCCGCCTTCCATGCCCTGTAGTGCGCGCGCGTCCGGGTCTTCGTGACGCCGTAGGTGTACCTGGCTTCGACGTAGACGACCTGGGCGACCTTGCCCGTGCCGCGCACCGTTCCGCGCAGGACTCGGAACCACAGCGGCAGCGATGCCTTGCGCTGTTCGGCGTCTGTCTCTGTCTCCGCGACGTCGGTCGACATCACGCATCACTCCCCCGCCGCCGTGGCGGCCTGGTCTTCTTTGAACTGGCGGGCGATCGTGCGCCCCATACCAGTGTCCTTTCCGAACTTGCCGAAGAATGGTCCAACGGTCTTCCACAGGTCTGCGCCGGAGGCGTTGGCGTCCACCTTGGACAGGTATCCGCGCATCGCGTCCCCGAGCGCGCTGTAATCGCTGGGCGCCCAGCCTGCCTTGCGCATCTCCTCGGTCAGGCCGTCCAGGCTGACCGGCTCGGACGCGACCGGCTCCGGCCCGGGAATCGGACGAGGTGCCGGAGCGACCTTCTCCGCCCGTGGCTGCGGCGTCTTCTCGACCTTCTGCGCCTGCACCTCGGAACGCTCACGCAGGCGCCGGATGAACCTCAATACCAGCTCGACCGAGACGGCCAGCGACAGCGGCGGCCAGGCGGCGATCGCCTTCGCGGCCGCTGTGCTGACAACGTCGTAGTTCATGTTGGCCAGCACCGACCAGCCGATACCCGCGAGCATGGTCAGATAGGCCAGCCAGTCCTTGCGGTTGCGCATGCGCGCGTCCGCGTACATCACCAGCGAGGCCGCGAGCATGGCGCCGTCGACGGAGATCGGTGACAGGTGCGCGCGCCAGCGCGGCTCCCGGTTGGCCAGGGCCCAGTCGAACATGTGCGAGTAGGAGATCGCGACGGCGACGGCGATGACGGCGGTGAGCGCCAGCAGCACCAGCGCGACGATCGTGATCAGCTCACCCCGGCCGAGGGGGATCGTGATCGGGGTGCGGCGGGGGGCGCGCCTGAGCAGGTTCATGCTCCGAGTACCTCCCGGTTGTGGCGGAACCGCCATGTGCTGGCGTGCGTGCCGGTGGTCTCCTCGATCCGGCTCCACGAGGTACCGAGTAGGCGTTCGTGCTTGAGCACGGCCAGGCGCGTCTGCTTGAGGGCCAGAATCAGCGCATCGATGGTGACGAGCTGGGGCAGTAGCGAGGTGCCGTCTTCGATGATCGTCCCGCCAGGTGTCAGCCACAGCGGCTCGCCCTGTTCGACGATCGCTGCGATCGACGTCCGTACGTCCTGCGCCTGCATCGTTTGACCCTCCGCCTTGTGGATTTCCACATACCCTACCCCAGTATCCTCTCCGCCGCAGAGCCGGTTTCAGAATTCCTGGTGAGCAGGCCTGTCACGGCCGCGTCACGTGATCAGCGCCGAACGCCCGGCTACCCTCACGCCAAGTGACCGAGCACTGCTGACAAGGGGTGACATGGCATCCAGGACGCTCGCCCCCGCGCTACGCCGCATGCTCGGCTGGCAGCCACGCAAGAGAGAGACCAAGGGGTACAGCGGCCGCGTCGGCAGTTCCTGGCGGCAGTACGTCGTCCCCGGCCAGCCCTACGCCACCGACTGGAACACCGACCGCGCCGTCCGCGAGGGCTTCGAGGTCAACCCGTGGATCTACCGGGCCGTGCACGTCACCGCGTCCAAGATGCTCGGCTGGGACATCGTGCTGCGCCAAGGAGACCCCAAGAAAGGCAAGCCACTACCTGTCGAGGCCGACCCCACCCGCCTGTTGCACGTGTTCAACATCCAGGCCAACCCGTGGGAACGCGCCAAGGTCTTCCGCTACCGGCTCATCGCCCAGTACCTGCTGTCCAGCCGAGGCGTGTTCATCGAGGTCCGCCGCAGCCGCGCGGGACGCATCGCCATGCTCACCTTGCTCGACCCCGACCGCGTCGAGATCATCCCCACCGTCATCGGCAAGAATTCGGACGGAACCCAGCAGGTCGATCCGCTCGGCGCGTTCCGTGTCACCGTCAACGACGGCACCGGACCGTACAACGAACTCCCCCGGTTCAACCCGAAAGCCGACTTCGACGACCAGCCGGGCGCCGTGCTCTGGGTACGCAGCCCGCACCCGACTCTCATGTTCCGGGGCATGTCGCCGATGCAGGCCGCCGCCATGTCCGCTGACATGGACAAGGCCGCGCGCCTGTACAACCGGCGCTTCATGGACGGCGATGGCCGCCCCGGCGGCATCCTGCTGGTCAAAGGCCACGCCCGGGACGATCAACTGGAGCTCGTTGAGGCGCGCGTCAACGGCGGGCCCGGCTCGCAGAGCCGCCTGACCGCCCTGGAAGGCGACGACCTCCAGTTCGTCGACACCTCCGGCAGCCCCCGTGACACCCAGTGGGGCGACACGATGGATCGGATGCGCAAGGAGGTCAGCATCGCCTTCGGCGTGCCGGAGTCCGTGCTGGGCGACGCGTCCGGGCGCACGTTCGACAACGCCGACGCCGAGAAGGCGAACTGGCTGGAGGACACCGTCACCAAGCTGGCCGACCTGCTCGACGACCAGCTCGACATCCTCACCGGACCCTGGGACGACGCGCTGTTCCTGCGTCACGACTACTCCGTCGAATGGGTGCTGGGACGGCACAAGCGCGACGAGATCGACCGCGCCAGCACCGACCTGCGAGAAGGCCGGATCACGCTCAACGACTGGCGCGTCATCGCAGGCCTGGACGAGATCGACGAGCCGTGGGCCCGCGTGCTTTACCTCCCGGCCGGAACCGTGCTCGCCGGTGCCCCCGAGGACGTCGCCATCGTCGCCAAGCTGCCCATGCTCGGCAGTCCGCAGGCCGCCGACCCCGAGGCCGAGGCGCGACGCGGTGCCAGCGCGGGCAGCCGGATGGGGGTACGCGCCGCCGACAACATCAACTCCGCGAACCGGCTCCGGCTGGTCAACCAGAACGCGCGCGGTGGCGGCGGGCCGGTCGCCCTGGAGCAGCGTGACGCGCTCGCACTGACCGGCGGAGAGCTGGAGGGTAAGGAGGGCGGCGCGCGAGCAGGCGGCGACGACGCCGCTGCATGGCGATGAACTCGCCGTATTGACCGCTGACTCGTTCGTCGTTCGCGAGGCCGCCCCCGATCCCCCTCCCGGTCCTGAGCGCGACGCGATCATCACGATGAACGAGGCGGCCGCGCATGCCGCCGAGAACGCGGTCACCGGCGTGCTGGAACGGCACCTGGAACGCGTGATCGGCGTCGTGCTGCAGCGGGCCAGGGGGCCGAAGGCGCGCAAGGGAACCAAGTGGTGGGTTCCAAGTGGAACCGACTCCACATTGGAAGTGAAGGATCTCGATACCACCTACGTTGTACCGGACAAGCTGACCAACAGTCTCGCCGACGACATCCGGCCGGTCATCCTCACCATCGCCACCGACGCGGCCGCCGACACCGCGCAACGCCTCGGCGAACCCGAGGACATCGCCTCCTATGACACGCAGGAGATCGAGCGCGCCGTCGATGAGGCGATCAAGCTGATCCTCGGTATCGCCGACCGGCACATCCGTGAACTCCGGCAGGCCGTGCTCGACGCCGACAGCACCGCCGGAGATCTCGACGACCTGCTCGGCCGCATCGAGAAGGCGCATCGCAAGGGTGGCAACTGGGTGCTGATGGCCGGGCGCACCCTCGCGAACGCGCTGGCCAACGACGCCGCCTATGAACAGGCCCTGCGGCTGGGCTGCACGCACGCGCAGTGGGTCAGCAGACGTGACGGCCGTGTTCGCCCCACCCATGTGCGGGCCGACGGTCAGGTGCGCCGGATGGAGGGACGTCTGTTGAAGTTCGGTACCCGGTTCAAGGTCGGCAAGTTCAGGCTCCGGCATCCTTGTGACCCCTCTGGCCTGCCGTTGTCCTGGCCGGAGGTCGCCGGTTGCCGATGCAAACTGCTGTTCCGGCGCCCCGGCGAGAAGGCGCGCGCACTGTTCGAGGTGATCGACCGGTCGGTCCGCGATGGCAGCGCCCCCCGGCGCGCCATCGACGCACTCGCCATCGCGCTGGCCACGGCGACGGCACTGCCCGACGGCGCCGCTCATACCCCGACCCCCCAGGGGTATCCGCTCGCACCGGCCGCACCGCTGGTCACGCTTCCCGAGCCGGTCGTTGGCTACCGGCTACTGCCCGACGGCGCCGATGTCATCCCCGGCCAGCAGATAACGATGTCCAGTCAGCTCGTGCTCGGACTCGACTGGAAAGGCTCTGCCAGCGCGCTCACGCTCGCCGTGCTGGTGCCCGCCGGGACCGTGGTCGCCGCGACCGGCGGTGCGATCATCCTGTCCGGCGGAACCACACTGGAGATCCTCGGCGCCGGAGAGACCGGGGTGCGCGCGCAGGTCGTGGCCTGACATGACGAAACCCCCCGGCCACGGGGGGCACGGGGGGCGTCGTCGGCTCCACACAGCCAGCCTGTGCGCGAGGGGGGACCATCGACAAGGTTGGGCGAGTGGAGCCCTACGGTAAGTCGGCCGCCCACCAGTGTCAACGCCGCGCGTGTCGCCCCGGAACGCTGATCCGCTGCTGCGACGATGACCGGCATGGCCGATGAACACGTTGGGGGCATGGTTGCCCTGATCCCGCGCGCCTCCGATGCGGAGCAGCTCCGCGTGTCCGGCGGCGAGAAGCTGGACGAGCTCCACCTGACCCTCGCCTATCTCGGTGACGACGTCACCGACTGGACGGCGGACCAGCGCAACCACCTCACCGCCACCGCGCTGAACGTCGCGCAGTCGGCGGGTGCGCCGGTGCAGGCGCGCGTCATGGCGCACGCCGTGTTCAACCCGGATGGTCACGCTGATCGCGCTCCGTGCGCGGTCTACCTGGTCGGCGACAGCCGGGCGATCGGTCCGATGCGGGACATGATGCGCGTGGTGGTCGAGCACGTACAGGAACAGCACGAGCCGTTCATCCCGCACGTGATCGCCGGGTACGGGATACCGGTCGCCCGGCTGAAGTACACCGGGCCGATCGTGTTCGACCGGCTGCGCGTGGCGTTCGCCGGTGACACCTACGACTTCCCGCTCGGCGAGGTGGACGAGAAGTCGATCGCCGAGGAGTTCAAGGTGGACGTGACGGACGGCCTGACGACGCTGACCGAGGACGAGATCGAGTCCAAGGTCATGAGCGCGGATCCGCGTGCGGCGAAGTTGCGCGAGTACTGGGCTCGCGGCAAGGGCCGGGGCAAGTGGGACAAGTGGCGTGAGCTGCACCGGCATCTGAAGAAGTACGTGAAGAACCCGAACATCCTGGACGGGCTGACCTCGAACATCTACCGGATCGCCAAGGGTCACAACCCGCCGCGCGGCAAGAAGGATCTTCAGCTTTCCGAGGCGGAGGTGAAGGCGGCGATGGCGCTGGCGGACCCGGACGCGGACTTCGATCCGGACGCGCTCGCCGACTGGCTGGACGAGGATGACGAGCTGGACGAGGAGTTCGACGAGAACGATCCGGACCAGGTGTACGAGCGGGCTTTGATCGACGATGTCGACTGGGAGATCGACGCCGAGGGCGCGCTGGTCCGGGAGGACGAGGACGAGCCGGACGGGGAAGAACTCCCCGACAGCGCGGGTCCGGTCGATCCGGGCGTGAGTCTCTGGGATCTCGAAGCCGATTGATTGCCGCCCGAGTGGCGGCTAGTATTCGCTTGTCTGTCTTCAACGAAACACAGGGAGAACCCGGTGACCGCGACCCTGCCGGACGGTATGGAGTACAAGAACGCGATGGCGCAGAGCTGCGCCGATGCCGTCGCAGGCGTGGGAGTCTGGGGCAGCGAGTACCCCGACGAGGACGGCGTCCGCAACCACATCGTCGCCGTCACCGGCGTACGCGACGAGGTCGGCGACATCATCGTTCCCGGCGCGTTCATCAAGACGCTGCAGCGGCTGACCCCGAAGGCCTGCATCGGGCACGACTGGAACCGCGCCATCGGCGACCCCGAGGCCATCGAAGAGGTCATGCCCGGCGATCCCCGCCTGCCCCGGGAAGACCGGTTCGGTAAGCCGTGGAATCCGAGGGCCGGTGCACTGTTCGCGCGCACGCGCTACAACCTGGACAAGAAGGACGGTCGGGAGGCCTACTCCGACGCCAAGTTCTACGGCCCCCGTCTCGCCACCTCCATCGGCTACGTCGACCCCAAGGACGACAACGGCAAGCCGCTGCACTCCTACAAGAAGATCGACCCCGACACCGGCCTGATGACCCGATTCCTGCCCGAGCTGCAGCTGTTCGAGTACAGCCAGGTCCTGCACGGCGCCCACCTGCTTGCCGGAGGACTCAAGACCAGCATGCCGACGCGGCTGGAACGCAAGCAGCGCCCGGACATGGAGTTGAAGGTGCGCCTGGTACGCGACTCCTCCTACTGGGGTCTGCCGCTCGGCACCCCGATCCGGCCGGGCATGAAGCCGCAGGGCCCGAAAGCCCGTCGCCTGGTCGCCGCCGGACAGCAGGCCGACGAGACCGCCGGTGCCGTCGAGGTCGACGCGAACAACCTGCGCATCGAACCCACCGCCAAGGGCAAGCAGAAAGGCCCGACGGCGGTCGACACCGCGTACAGCTTCGTCATCGGCATGATCGATGAGGAGCTGGACCCGTTCGACGACGAGTTCACCATCGACGACGACCCGAACAACAAGATCAACAAGGGTGAGCCGTACAACCCGCTCGACATCCTGATCGCCAACGCCGTCCCCCCGGCCGAACTCGAAGAGGACCTGCGCAACGCCGACTGGGACAATGATCGGCTCGGCGACGCGGCCGAACGTCAAGGCGAGATCGATTCGTACATCGCCGACGTCACTGACGCCTACCGCGAGAAGTACAACGCCGAACTGGTCCGGCAGAACGACACTGGCGACAGTGAGGTCGCGGACGGGACCCCCAAGATCGAGGGTCAAGCCGCCGAAGTTCCCGGCGATCAGCAGTCGCAGGAGGCCGGGCCTGACGGTGTTTCCGCCAGCGACTTGACCCCAGGTTCCACTTTTATCGATCCCGATACCGGTAACACCGTCACCGTCGACGTCGCCAAGCCGAGTGACAAGTTGCCAGGGCACATGGTCGTGCAGGGCACTGACAGCGAGGGTGAGGTCTACGACGCGGTTGTGGCCACGGATACCGTGCTGCCTGCCGCGCCGCAACCGCAGAGCAGCAAGCCGACCCCGGAAGAGTGGCAGGCGGCCCAGGCGGACATGGCCGCTGCCGGACAGCCCGCCGAGGATCCGAACCGGCCGGTCGTCTCCGCTGGCACCGGCCAGCAGGCACCGGCGCAGCAGGGCCTGATCGGTTCGAAGGCCATGCACAGCGGTGACCCGGTGACCGTGCGCGCCGTCGACGGCGACACCGCGACCGTGCACAACGCCCGCACCGAGGAGGTCTACGAGGTTCCGGCCGCTGATCTGCTGACCGGCGGGGCGAGCCCTGATCAGCCGACCACGGTCAAGGTCAACGAAGCGCAGCGTGACGCGCTCGACCTCGCGTTCGGCAGCGGCGAACCGGTCGAGGTGTCCGGCGCCGAACTGGGCGCCGACGCGCTGATCGTCTCCAACATCGCCGAAGCCGTGTGGACGATCGACACGGCGATCGAGGTACTGGAGGACAACCCGGACCGGAAGCGCACGCACGGCCGTGCCCTGCGGGCGATGCGGAACAAGATCGCGAAGATGGCGAAGCCCGGCGAGCCTCTCGGCGGCGGGCGGTCAGAAGACCAGTCCGCTGCCGCAGCCGAGGGTGAGCCGATCGCGGCACCGGGCGCTGACGTCACCGCGCCCGCGACGATGGAACCCGATGTCGCAGCACCCGAGGGCGAGACCCCTGAATCCGGGATGGCCGAAGCCCCCCCCGCGCCGGTCGTACCGCCTGTCGGCGATGACGTCGGCCGTTTTCCGGACGGCACCAAGCCCAGCCCGAAGCTGATCGCCGCACTCGGCGGCGCGACCTGGGTGACCGGCATGAGGGTCTACAGCAGCGGCGGACCCCAGAAGCAGGCCGACGGCTGGATGGTGAGCGGCCACGCCAACACCCTCTACCCGCTGCACACGAAGAAAGTGGGCACCCAGGCCTTCCCCTCCACTTCGGAGAGAGGTGCGCGCACCAGCTTCCTGATCAACGAGGAAGGCGCCCGACTGCTCGCGCCCTACCTGCCCAACGGCGGGCAGCGCGACGAAGCCACCACACCGGAAGCGTTGCCGGACAACGGTGACGTCACGCCAGAACCGTCTACTGAGGCCGCTCCGGAACGGGGTCACCCAGGAAATCGTCCCGCCACCGGACTGGCTGACCTGTCCGACGCCGAGCTGGAAAGCCAGCTGGCCGACTCCCGCGCCCAGCTGCAGAAGATCCAGGACCTGGCGACCCGACTGGAAAGCACCGGCGGGGTCACCGACGCCGTACGCGCCGCCCAGGTCGCGGCCGAGAACCACAACCGCGCACTCGAACAGGAAGCCACGCGTCGTGGCACGGGGGCGCCTGGAGACGCCGCTGGCGGTCCCGTCCCGAACGACGGGGAAGCACTTCCTGCCGGAGATGGCGACGGCCTTGTCGAGGACATCGGCCAGGCCCAGACCGAGGCGATCGCCGAAGACGCCGTCATCGAGGAAACCGAGCAGATCGGCGCCAGCGAGATCGCCGACGCCGACGAGATCGTCGACGCCGGATTCGGTGTCACCGAGGCGCCTGACGGCGAGTTCGAGATCGACGACGACATCGCCGACCGGCAGGACCGCGTCGCCTCCCTGCTCGTCCAGGCCGAAGCGGGCAGCCTCGACCTGTCCCGTGACCGCGTCGGCGATGACCAGCTGCGCACCACCCGCGCCGACATCGTCGACGAGCTCCGCCTGCAGCAGCACCTCGAACGGCGTCGCACCGGCGAGCAGGCCGTCAGCCGCCAGCGCTCCGACGCCCAGGCCGCCGACGACCTGGCACCACAGGAAGGCGACAGCGAACCCGCCGCACCCGAGGAGACCGGGACCGGTT